TTTATTCGTAGACCTAAGACAACTAAGTTAGCAATGCCAAGAGCAGATATAGATAACTTTCTTAAGGCTGTCTTTGATTCTCTTAACAAGAAACTATGGGTCGATGACACCCTTATCCAAACCGTCTATGCTACCAAGCAGTGGGCAGAGAAAGGATCAGAGGGTTCCTTTATTATTGGAGTTGATTATATATATTAACAACTATAACCCCCGGCTCCCGTAGCTCAGTGGATAGAGCAACGGTCTTCTAAACCGTAGGTCGCACGTTCGAGCCGTGCCGGGAGTGTGAACAAAAGGAAATGATAATGAAAGGCCAACGCTACATATATAGTTCAGAGTACAACGCGATGAACAATTATTGTCGTGAAGAATTGGTTCAAATAATCCAAAGCTTTGCATGTGCTCTCCACGATGATGACACAGAATGGGCTAAGGAATTAGGTGATAAGTATTACGATCTTACTCTAATGTATTATGAAGCAGAAAGAGACAACTAATGGCGATAATGTATGATCACGAAGTCGAAGTAACTATGACGGTCTACGTTCGTAGTCTGCAAGAGAATTCTCTTGACTACAAGAACGATGTAACCGATGCTCTCAGGGAAGAACTCGCTCACACCGGCGTAGTCCTTGACTATGAGATTGTAGATACAACCACTGGAGACTATTGATCAAGGCTCCGTAGACTAATGGGTGAGGTGGAGTCTGATGGCATAATGTAGCGGATGGCTCTTCGTACAAAGAGAACCGATAGAAAGCCCAGATGTCCTTTAACACCAACTCACCTTGTCTGGCTCCGTAGCCCAATGGCAGAGGCAGTGGACTTAAAATCCATACAGTCTGGGTTCGAGTCCCAGCGGAGCTACTTGAGCTGGTAGCTCAGCGGTCAGAGCACACGACTCATAATCGTCTGGTCGTCGGTTCGAATCCGACCCAGCTTATTAAAGAAAGAAACATGAAGGAGATTGTATGCCCCCTGAAGATTGTTTTAATTTAGATGATGATATACTATATGAAGATTGTATTGATGTAGTGCAACAAGAGATCTTAGACCCTTATGAATTAGAGGAGGATTTAGATGATTAAAGATACGCCGCTGGATGTTTTAATTGAGGATGCTGTAGATGGCTTAGGTCATTTGCTTGGGCTTTGTGTTGAGGAAGAGGCAAGTCTTAGTCGTATGACTGAACTTATGAAGGGGGAAGATTTGGATGATTAAACTATTGACACTCGCGTTGGCAACGTGTATAATGGTAGGATGCAGTGCCACCAGCATCATACCGGGTATGTCTTCGATGCCAGATGGAGCGGTAACTGCTGTCTCTGGATCAAGTGCATGCTCACCCATGCTTGGGTGGATCGGTGGGCTGTGCCTGTTAGCAGGTATGGCAATGCTTGTCATCACCAGAGGATCCATGGGATGGAGACCTTTGATCGGTGGAATAATTTTTATAACCATTAACTGGGCACTCGCCTTGTATGGTGGTTGGTTCTTCCTGCCTGTTGCTATCGGTACTGGCGCAATCAGTCTAGCATGGACAGGAAAGGTTGTTTGGAAGATCGTCAATGATGACGAAATTAAAATTAAGGAGATGAAACTATGATGGAATGGATTAACAGTACTCTTGGTACAATCTTTTATTCTGTGATGATGTTCTCTGCGGGTGCTTGGATGGGCCGGTCATTGATGACTTGGTTGTATTGCAAGATGCCGTGGACAAAACGTAATTGTAAGTGAGGTAAAAAATGTCTAAGGTAATGTCACGGGGCAGGTGTCCAGCCTGTGCTGCGAAGAATGAAGATACAAAGGGCGATAACTTAGCTATCTATGATGATGGACATAAGTATTGCTATTCATGTAAATATTATGAACACGGAGGTACATCCAAAGTGATGTCTGAACAAACCCCTGACTCCAATGGTCTGAAGTTTCTTAACGGAAAACTTCAGGCCATTGGTAGTCGAAAGATTAATGAGGATACAGCTCGCAAGTATGACTATGCGACTGTTGAGAGAGAAGGTAAGAGGGTAGAGATTTCTTCCTTCTATCGTGATGGACAGAAGATAGCACAGAAGCTACGTGGTCCGAACAAGACCTTCCAATGGAGAGGACAAACAACGCAGGTTCCTTTGTGGGGCCAGCATTTGTTCCGTAAAACTGGTGGTCGTATGATTGTTATTACCGAAGGCGAGATTGATTGCATGACTGTAAGCCAGTTGAATGGCAACAAGTATCCTGTAGTCTCTCTTCCTAACGGTGCTGCTGGTGCTGCTCGTGCAATCAAGGATAACCTTGAGTTCCTTTGTAGTTACGAGAGTATTATCTTGATGTTCGATCAGGATGAGGCAGGTCAAGAAGCAGTCAAGTCTGTAGCAGATCTACTGCCACCGGGAAAATGTAAGGTAGCCAAGCTTCCTTATAAAGATGCTAATGAATGTCTCATAAATAATCAAGGCAAGGCTGTAATCAATGCCATGTGGGAAGCACAACAATACTCACCGGATGAGATTGTTCATGTGTCTCAGGTAATTAATGAGGGACTGGTAGATCCAAAGGTCTATCCCTTTCCCTTTGACAACCTATCTGAGTTCCTTCTCGGCCAGCGTAGTGGTGAAATTACTCTTTGGGCTAGCGGTACTGGTAGTGGCAAGTCTACTATCTTACGTGAGATCATTCATCATCACTTAATTGAAGGCCGTAGTGTTGGAGCAATCATGCTTGAGGAATCTCCCCAAGAAACAGTTGATGACATGGTATCTCTTATGATTAACAAACCTGTTCGAGCTATTCGAGCAAAGAAAATCATGAATGAGTTACGTACCAAGCTGGGTAAACCTCCAATAAACATAGACATCATTGATGATCTAACAGATGAGGAGTATGCAGATGCCCGTAAACAATTGGAAGCCAACTCTCTATACATATATGACCACTTGGGTAACTCAGGTCTTCAGAATCTGTGTGCTCGTATTGAGTTTATGTCTGTTTCTCTTGGTGTGGATGTTATCGTTCTTGATCATATTACCGCTGCTGCTGCTGGCCTTCTTTCTACAGATAGCGACTTCAACGGAGGATCGTCCGAGAGGTTACTTATAGATAACATTATGAAAGAACTTCGGTCACTGGTAAGCAGGACAGGTGTTCGTATCGATGTGGTATCTCAACTTAAGAAGACAGTGAAAGCATATGAAGAGGGTGATCGTATTACTCTTCAGGATCTTCGTGGTTCTGGTTCACTTGCGAGTGTTCCTAATACTGTCATTGCTCTTGAAAGAGATAGACAGAACCCAGATCATGCGGTCGCAAACACAACCATTGTTCGTGTACTAAAGAACAGGCTTACTGGTAGGTCAGGTGTGGCTACATGTTTACTGTTTGATCATGGTACAGGTCGATTAAAAGAGATTGACTTTGCTTTTGATGATACAGGAAAGGTTTTGACTGATGATGCGACTGGCTTTTGACATTGAAGCTAATGGTCTTAATGAGGTTGTGATTAATAAGAAGGGATCTCCTATTCCAGAAGGAGACAGAATCTTTTGTATGGTTGCAATTGATATTGACTCGGGTGCTACTTATACTTTCTCTGAGGAATGCATTGATTTAGGTGTTGCTCTTCTACGTAAGGCTTCTCTTATTGTAGGACACAACATTGCAATGTATGACTTACCCATGCTCGAACGTAAGCATGGGTCAATTGATACACCATACTATGATACCCTGATTGTATCTCGTATGATGTATCCTGATAAGCTCGACCATCCACTTGGTGGTAACTCTCTTGCTTGCTGGGGTACACACCTTGGCTTGGAGAAGATTGACTTCCATGACTTTACAGAATTCTCACCAGAAATGGAGAAGTATTGTGTTAGGGATGTGGAGTTAGTAAGGAGTATCTATCTTCGTCAAAGAAACTTCTACGGTAAGTATCCCAAGTCTATTAAACTTGAGCACCTCCTCTCTCGTATTATTGCTAGACAAATTGACAATGGCTTCGGCTTTGATCTTGATGCTGCTGATCAATTCGAAAGGGATTTACTAATGGAAAAGGTGGAGATCGAAGACAATCTTTGTCAGATCTTTCCGCCCATTGTTGAGGAACGTTGGTCCGACAAGACAGGTAAACGTCTGAAGGACAAGGTTACTCACTTTAATCCTGCATCTCGTCAGCAAATTGCTATGCGATTAGGAAATAAGTATGGATGGAAGCCACTAAAGACAGACAAGGGCAACCCCAAGGTTGACTCTGCGGAACTAAAGAAGCTTCCTTGGCATGAAGCTAAGGAATTAGTGCGGTACTTTGATATCATTAAGCTATTAGGTATGCTTGAAGATTGGATTACCCGTGCCACCACATCTCGTGATGGTAGGATACATGGTAATGTTAACACTCAGGGTACTGTGACTGGTAGGATGACTGCATCGCAGCCCAACCTACAGCAGGTGTCAGGAGACAGCCGTGCTCGCTCTCTCTTCAAGCCTCGTGATGGTTGGGTACAAGTAGGGGTCGATGCCTCAGGGCTAGAGGCCCGCCTCCTAGCCAATCGTATGGCTGTCTGGGATGATGGTGAGTTTGGTAGGTCTGTACTACATGATGATATACATACTGTAAACCAAGAGAAAGCTGGACTACCTGACAGAACCTCAAGCAAGACCTTCTTCTATGCTCTTATCTATGGAGCAGGTAATGAGAAGATAGGTAAGATCATCGGCAAAGGATCTGGTGCTGGTAAGAAAATCAAGGAAAGATATCTTGAAGAAATGCCTGCACTAAAGATGCTGCTTAAGAACTGTAAGTTTCAGGTAGCAAAGAAGGGTACACTCACTCTCTTGGATGGGCGTGAGGTTCCTTGCCGTGCTGCACACAAAGCACTGAACGTACAGATCCAAGGAGATGGGGCAATGATAATGAAAGTTGCACAAACTATCTTTAATCACTTGCTAAAACCCTATGAAGGAAGGTATAATTTCATGGCTACTGTTCACGATGAATGGCAGCTTGAATGTGATCCTGATATAGCAGAGGATATAGGACTACTTGGAGTTGAGGCTATTCAAGAAGCAGGCAAGCGTCTTGGCTGTGTGATAGATATGGATGGCGAATATAGAATTGGAAATAACTGGGCAGATTGTCACTAGGAGAAAACTATGAGAACACTTATACCAGAAACAGAATTAATTAAGATTTATATTGCTGGTCCCATGCGAGGGATCAGAAACTTTAATCGTAAGGCATTTGCTAACGCAGACAAACACTTAACCGAAGTAGGTATCTATAAAACATTCAATCCATCTAAGTTTGACGACCAATCAGGCATGACGGATCAAGAGCTTGAGTCCAAAGAAGGACTTCGCATTGTAATGCGACGAGATCTTGAAGATGTTCTTAAGTGTGATGCTGTCTATATGCTAAACGGCTGGGAAAAATCAGAAGGTGCTAAGATTGAGCATGCCCTTGCAACTATGCTGGGAATGACAATCATGTACCAATGATGTTACCAGCATTTACACCGACTTGTGTTTCGGCTGGCTTTGTTGTCAAGACTGCACTTCAAGCCGACACCCGCACACGTTTTTATCAGGCTATGACCTGCCAGAGAATTGCTCATTGCTTCTTAACTTTTGAACAAGAAGATGAGAAATATGCAGTAGTTATCAATAGACAACGGGGCTCGTTTCTGGTACCATATAAAAGATATGAATGGTTGGTAAGCCAACAGAAGAGAATACCTGACTTCAAAACTATTGACCTAGGAATAGCACCAGTTAGTATATCCCAAATGTCTTGGTTCATTGATCGGCCAGAGTTTAAAATGTCTTCCTTTAAAGAGAATATTTACTGGTTATTGGTAGGAAGATTCTTTTCAAAAACATATGTACCAATGACATGTGCTTTGGCAATTAGTTACATACTGAGAATGTGTGGTTACAAAAATAACCTACACGTAGCACCACACACACTTTATAAGGAGCTAGAGAATGGAATTGATAATCATTTCTGGCGTAGCAAAGGTTGGAAAAACAACTTTGGCAAACCTATTAGCGAAGCAAGCGTTTGACCTTGGATTTAAACCTGTCATACTTCCCTTCGCTGGTCCTTTGAAGGGGGAAGCAAACAACAGGGGCTTTACTAAAGAAGATAAACCAAATGAATACAGAGAGTTTTGCCAAGTTCATGGTGCGTTAAAGAGAGAACAGGATCCCAACTATTGGGTGAAGAAGTTTGAAGAGAAGTTACTTAAGGAGTACGAGCAGGAGCTTTCGGATCTTAAAGAAAACAAACCTTACTGGCAGAGAGTTGTAATTGCAGATGATTGTCGATATGAGAATGAGCTTTCTATTGGAAAGAAACACAAGGCTTGTACTATCTTCGTTAGTCCGGGTAAAAGAAACCTAGATGATATGAAGGGTACGTGGAGAACACACCACTCAGAGGCTATGGCTACTGCTATTGAAAATGGAGATGATGATTTATTATCTTTGTTTAAATATGTACTTACGAATGGTGAGTGTATAGAAACCTTAGAGGAGCGTGTAAGAACTATGGCCCCTATATGGATAGGTCTTCAGGCTGAAAATAATTATACTAAACTAGAATCCGCAGAGATTGTTAGTGAGTTAATAGATATATTCTTAGATGATTTAAATAAAGAAGAAGAAGATGACGAAGAAGAAGAAGACGATACAGACTATTTCTCCTCCCACGACCGCCATAGTTGATGCTGATATCATCGCCTATAGGTGTGCTCTTCAGGCTGAGGTCGGTGATCCTGCCCGCATACCTTATATCATTGAGGAGATGTTAGAGTTCTGGCTTCCTGCTGACACCGAGGAGTTCTGGATGGCCTTGTCTTGTAAGAGGGCTGAGAATTTTAGGAGAGAAATTTGGCCTAATTATAAAAAGAACAGGGAAACTAAACCAGAGCCTGAGTTACTGATTGAGGTACGTGATTACATTAAAGATGTATATTGCTGGATGCAGTACCCTAAGATAGAAGCTGATGATATCATGGGTATGCACGCCCAAGATTCAATAGCTATTACTATTGATAAGGATCTTAGGGGTGTCTCAGGTTGGCATTATAATCCCTTCAAGGAAGACTGCCCTATGTATATAGACGAAGAAGAGGCAGAGGAATTCTTCTGCATTCAGTGGATGACAGGGGATAACACGGATTGTATCCCCGGTCTATGGAGGATTGGACCTAAGCGTGCTAAATCTTTTCTTAAAAAATGGGGTATAGAGGATAGACATAAGCACATTTTTGAGTTATACTGTACAGATCGATACCGACCGAAGGATACTTGTGATTTAGATGACCTTAGCTTAGCTCTTGCTATGGCTAGGTGTGTAAGGATCCTATCTAAAGGTACTTATGATATAGAAAAAGAAGAGATTCACCTATGGGAACCTATAGGTGGGGTATAAAGACTAACAGGAGAAAATATTTATGGATACTTTCCAACAATTCATTACCAAAAGCAAATACTGCCGCTGGAATGATGAGAAAGGTAGACGAGAAACGTGGACAGAATGTGTAGATCGGTACTATGACTACATTGAGAACCGTTTTAATTTAACTGGAGAGCTTGCTGACTTGCGTGATGCCACGCTCAATCGGGAAATCTTTCCTTCAATGAGAGCCTTGATGACTGCTGGCCCTGCTGCTGATGTGGATGATGTGTGTATGTATAATTGCTCATATATCCCTATCAATAACATCCGAGCCTTCTCTGATGTGATGTATGTCTTGTGCTGTGGGACCGGTGTTGGATTCTCTTGTGAGTCAAGTGTAGTAAATGAACTACCTGAAGTCCCTGAGGATATTACCCGAGATCACGAGATGATTATCACAGTCCCTGACTCCAGAGAAGGGTGGGCAGATTCCTATAGACTGCTGCTTGCTAATCTATATTCAGGGATCCATCCAACGTGGGACACAAGCTCCATA